ACAGCACTTTGAGTTCCTGATAAAGCAATTACTTTGTCAGAAATTTGTGTGTAGTTGAAAGCTCTACTAGTAGCAGTCATAGCATCAATAGTTGCATCATCACCTTCAATAACTTTGTTGGCAGCAGGTGCAGCTAATGAATCTAATTGCCATTCATGCTTAGTTGCTTTAGCAGCAGTTCTAGGAATTGCTGAAAGTATAGGAGTATCTTCAGGGCTGATATTGTAAATAACATCCACTAAATCTTCTCTTATACCAGTTGTGTCGTACGTATCGTACAAGTTGGTTGGTTGTGCCATAAGGCCTCCTTATTTTTAATTAGAGAAAGTCTTTAAAAATCTTGGCAGCATCTTTTACTTGACCAGACTTTTTAAGACGACTTAGTTTATCTCGTCTAAGTTTTGCAGCTTCATCAGCTTTTGTTTTAGCAACGCCAGGCTTAACAACTTTAGGAGCTTTAGCAACTTTCTTTGTAACTTTAGGATTTGCTTTTCTTAACTTATCATAAGTCATAGCATCTTTAATTAACAAGACTTGTCTTGAATCATAAATACTATTGATCTCTTGATCGCTATAACCAACACCTGATAGATATCTTCTCATATCAGATTTCATTTTAGTAGCTTTAGCAGGATCAGAAAAGTCAGGTATTAAGGTAGCAATTTTATTTTGTTGCTCCTGTATATATTTTTGAAACTCTTGCATTTGATTAGCTTTAGTTTCTTCCTGAATCATGTTTAAGTTTTCAGCACGCTTTCGCATTTTATGTTCTAGTCGTGCAGCTTCAACAGGATCATCTTCATAAAGTCTTTCAAAGTCTATATTGCTATATTCTCTTTGAAGTTCTTGTTGTGCCATTGTTGTTAAATCATTTAACTTAGACAATTTTTGATTAATCTCAGATTGAGATTGTTGCAATAGATCGTTGTACTTTGATTTCTCTAAAGACAATTCTGATGTTTTGCGTGTATAATCAGCTTCTCGTTGATACCCTCGAAGTAGTTCATTAAGGGTGACTTCCATTTCGTTACCATCAACTTTGACAACGTATGAAGGTTCCTCTGAACTTTCATTAATATCTTCTTGAGCTTCTTGTTCCAAAGATTGTTCTGTAACTTCTTCAGTTTCCTGATCCATATACGGAACATCACTTGGATTAACTGTTTCATCAACAGCTTCTTCTTCAACTTTTTCAGTTACTTCTTCAGCAACTTCAGTTGGTTGTTCTTCTTTTGTTTCAGCAGGTTTAGTTTCTCCAGTCATTAGACCTTTGATAACTTGGCCAGCATCAATCACATTCATAGCTTCATCAGCCATAGTTCACTCCTTTATGGTTAGTGTTATGTTAGCACTCCAGGATGGGTGGTGCTATTTCTTGCGAAGATCTTGTAATTGTTTCTCTGCAAGTTTTCCAGTCTCCATAACAGTACGGAGATGGTTTTCAACTTTACCTAATATTTGGTATGCAAGATAGATAGAAAATCTACCTTTGTCATCCGTAGGTGTAGTTTGAAATATTGCTTCTTCATAAGATTTCTTTAGTGTATCTAAAGTTTCTTTGAATAATTCGTTTTCTAAAACTTCTTTGGCTCTTGTGCCTCTGCTAGTCTCTTTGTGGAGATCCGACATTTATTTGTACTTCTGCCTCAGGTTGTTCTTGTTCAAATAATTTTGAAGCATCTAAAAGTTGTTTATTAGTATCACTAACACCTTTCATTTCTAATGCTTCACGCTTAATTGCTTTTTCATCTATATCAGCTTTGTATTTTAATTCAAGTTCTTTTGCTTTTGTTTCAAAGTCTAATATCATTTTTTGATATTTAAGTTCTAATTCACGCATTTTATTTTCGTGATTCATTTGAGCTTGAGCTGCTTTTTGCTGTGTTTGAATTTGAGAAACTTTTTCAAATTCTGTTTGTTGAGGTTTTTGTGGTGGTGGCATTTGTTGCATACCTAAAGATGGTTCTGTAAAGTATGAACCTACATCTTTTAGTCCTGCATTTTCAATAATGCGAGCCAATGTATTATAAATGTTTTGTAAGTTAACGATTGGACCTTGTGCAGATCCTTGAAGTTTAATTGCTTCAAGTTGTCTACCAAGGATAGCATTTAATATTTGTAATTGTTGATCTCTAGATCCAGTACCTAATCCTACATGAATAGTAACATTACATCTATCTCTCCATTCCATAGGATTCATAGGAATAAAATTATTTCTAATTTTAACAATACGTTGTTTATCTTGATACTTAACAACTAATTCAAATATCTTTTTGAATATATCTTTAACACCAGTCTCAGCAAATACTCTTGCAATTAATTCTAATCTCATTTGTGATTGAGATAGAATAGTATTAATACCAGTAGCAGTTTTATTTAATGTATCAGTATCCATACCCTGATTGTATTTAGTAACACCACTACGTTCTTCTTTAATGGTATCAAGATAAGTTAATAATGGGAATGCTTGGTTGCTTAGTGTTTGATTTTGTAAAGGCATCATAACTTGTCCAGGTGCGCCTTTTGTTCTTACAACTCCGCCCGGTCGGTTTGTTAAAAGATCATCAAGATTAACCTGACCATCCATAACAGCAACTCTGTTATTGTTTGTTAGATACATATTATCTAGTACCTGACGCATAACAGTAGATTTAATTAACTGAATGTCCTCCACTAACTCTGCAACAGATCTACCATGGAATCTATGTGGTACAATGATAGGCGTTAATGAACAGAAGGGATGAGAATCAACAGCAACATTATCAAGAATAGTATATCCACTATCACCAGCAGAAGTTATTTTTCTAAGTTCTGCAACTCCATCACCATCAACATCCATTCTAATATAAGATTCATAAACAATTACTTCTTCAGTAGATGCATCACCTACTGTTCTATCGTAATCATCATCTACATTTCTATATCTTGTACTACGTTCTGAGTTATATTGTTCTTTGTTTTCACTTGGTAGTGAATAAACTTTATCATAATCAAAGCCCATTTCAATTAATGCACTACGAGTAGTTGGAACTCTATGACACATAAAGTTTGCATCTGCTAATGATTTAGCCTGGCGTTCAATTAAAAATTCTTCAGGTGGTATTGGTTCTATTTTAACTTTACCAAATGTTTGTTTTCTAGTTATGACAACATCATGTAGTTTAGGTGTTGGAACTTTATTAAGTTCATCTCTCATCAATGATGCTTGTAAAGAATCTTCTTGTTCTGCTAGTACATCTTCTGCTTTTGATTTTTGTTCTAGAAATGTTTCATCTTCGTACTCAGTATGTTCTTTTACATCTACACCATCTTCATCAACAAGCATTGTAAATTCATCATCAGATAACTTCTCATAAGTTTCTCGTTCAATTTTTTCTGAGTTATCCCAATATACTTTACAGATACCATTCTTTTGTAACAATGCATCTTTGAACATTGAGTATAGAACAGTAAAGCCTTCGTTATCTTTATTAAAAATATGATTAAGATAATCAGTTGCTTGTTCAGCAATCATAACATCTTCTTGTGAAACAGGTTCTACCTTAACTACATTATCACTTGCAGTAAATATTCTAAGTAATGGTGGTAAGATTGATTCAATAGTATCAGCTACATCAGTAGAAACAACTTGTGATCTACCTTCTACTTCATTACCAAATGCTTCACCAAAATAATATTCATTAGCTTTGCGTCTAGATTCTGTTAATTCAGAAGAATAAAATCCATAACTATTTTTAATATGATCTCCTAAAATACCTGAGATTACATACTCGTCTAGTGGTTTACCTTTTGCCATATATTTCCTTAAACTATATATCTTGTATCTACACTCATGGGTTGAGTCCAATCAGTTCTTGTTGGACCATCAACAACACAGCCATATCGAAATGCATCTGCAGCATGTGAACTCCAATCGTGTAGGGGTTTATTTTTAAATGTTTGCATTCTATCGTCAAACTGTTTTCGATATTGTCGCAAACAATCAATACCATATTTACATCTGTTTTTATCAAACCAACAGTTATCTAAATTATTTCTCACAGCTTCTATACCATGATCTACTTCTAATCGAGGACATACTTCAAAGTCTAATCCAAGATCGTAAGCAACTTCTAACCTGGACTTACCTGTACCAAGTTCTCTTGTTGTAATATCGTGTGGGCCAATATGCCTACCATAATTATATCCCTTATCTCTAAGGACTGTAGCATAATGTCCAAGTGATTCACCTGATGTTTCATAATAATCAATGAGTCTTACTTCTTCACCAGTTCGTTGTGCAAACCAAATAGAAGTTGAATCACCTATTCCTAAATCCCACCATGTTTCTACATCCAGGTTAGGATCATAATCTACTTCTGTAATCCTATTTTCTTTTTCAGCTTTTTGAATTTGTTTCCCATAGTAAGCACCAGAAACCGCAGCTTGAAAACTACATTCATACTCTTGCTCAAATTGATCTTCTGGCATAGTTTCTCTAGCGGATTCCAATTCTTCAGCTGAGATAATTTCTGTTTCACTTGCTCTATATAATTGTGCATACCAATCCTTTCCTGTTCGTTTTGCAAAATCGTAAACATCCCAAAACTGATTATGTCCCATTGGAGTACCAATAAAGATTACATAACCAAGTTTGTCTGACACAGCTGGTCTAACAACTTCTGTCCATGTTCTAGGAGACATCAATGCAAACTCATCCATGCATACTCCATCAAATCCCAATCCTCTAAGAGCATCAGGATTATCAGAACCAAAGATTTGAACTCTTGATCCATTCCATAGATCAACTTTAAGTTCAGTTTCGTGACGTTTTCCACCAAGTTTCATTAAGGGTTCCGTATATTCTTTTAAATAGTCGTAAGCGACTGCCTTACCCTGGCGATATGTTGGTGCTATATACGCCAATCTTGCATTTTGCTTTTCACATGCAGTCATAATTAAATGATTGATTGCAAATACGGTCTTACCAAATCTGCGGTGACAGCAAATAACATTAAATCTTTTTAGTTCGTTATGAATCTTTTCCTGTAAAGGGCGAGGTTCATAAGGTATATCAATCTGCATCAGTTATAAATGATTTTGCTCTTTTAATTCTATCTAATATTTTTTTCTCGCTTTGATCTTTTGGTCTTTCAAACTTTGTCATAAAGATTCTTGTAGCTAAATCTACATCACCTCTTGCAAATGCCTCTCTTAATAGTTTTGCATTTCCCTGTCCAACAATATCTTGTTTACTACCATAAATGTTTTCCATTACATAATCAATTTGTGATTTTGCAGAATCATTAATTTTATTTTCTTCTAAAAATTTATCGTATTCTTTTTGATGTATTCCTTCAAACTGAAATAAACCATAACCTGGTCCATTTTTTTGTTGCTGAGTAAAATCAAATGAGTCTCCAGTTTCAGCACTTATGTTTCCCATGATTGCAGCAATAGCTCCTTCATTTAAATCATAATTAGAATTTAATAAATTAAATACCTGATCTACTTTCTTAGGTGATACAGCTATTAAACCTTCTGATCTAATATCATCAACTGCTTGAGCTTTATTATTAGGTAGTAAAGAAAGTAATCCTCCGAACATATTACCCAACATATTATTTCTTTTTTCTCCAGCCAATAGTAACAGCAACAGGCTTATCATCATCACCTTGCAAAGTTTTAGTAACAGATGATAGTTTAGAATGGACATATGGTGCTGACTCCTTTGCAGCCCACATCTTCTTTTCGACAGAAACCTGTGGGTTATTCAATAGGTTTAACATATACTTTAATGGTGTTGTTTGACCTTTACCTAGTTTAGCATCTAAGCGTTCTTGTTTTGTTCCAGCTGTAACTCCTACAGGTCTACCTGCACCTTTACGTTTTCCTCCGTGTCCAGCCATTATAGTAACCCCGTTAAGTTTGCCAATAACATTTTTCTAAAGTTCATTGGTGTAGATTTTGCTTGTGATCTACCAAGAGAAGGATTTCGAAAATTCATTGTTTGTTCTCGTGTGCCTAGTGGACCCATTGCTGGTAGAGCAGGCATATTTAATTCTCTAGGTTTAACAGCATCTTGACGAATACGATCCATAATACTAGCAGGAAACTCTCCCTGTACTGCATCCATTGTTTTCATAGCTCTTGGACCTTTGATCTCACCACGATATGCTTTTACAGCATCTTCATATAAACGCTGCTCTCCAGAATCTCCATACATAAGATCATTCTCAGCAGTCTTTTTGTAAGTTGATAAATCTTTTTTACCCACTTTTACACCAAATATCTTTTCAATATCCTCATTAGTTTTAATGTCCATGCCATCAAAGCGTGAACCTGGACTAATAACTTTATTGTTTTTTATAGTAGCTATTTCATTGTCTACTGTTAAAAATTTCATCATATGATTATCCTTTAATTAGCAATTCCAAGCTCTAAGTGATTTGTTAATTCTAGAGTTTGGATCTCTTGCAGTTTTTGCAGAGGTTAATTTCTTTTTCATTCCCTTCATTCTAGCACAGAAGGATGCTCGTCTAGGGTTGCCTACCTTCTTACTAGGTGCTTTGAGGTTACGCTTTTTACCAGTTTTTGTTTTTCCCTTATTGTAAGATGCACGACCTTTGGCATTCAAACCCCCCTTAGGGTTCTTACCTTCTTTACGTTGCCATGCAGGAGACTTAGCCATTACTTACCTACTTTTTTCTGAGCCATCTTATGTGCTTGAGTAAATGTTTTACCAGCAAGCATAGCCTTCTTCATCATAGCCATATGTTTTGCAGTATGATGTACCTTATGCTTTTTCATAAGAGCCTTTTGTTTTGGTGTTAGCGTTTTCATTTCTGTTTTCTCTTTCTTCCTGATGCAGTAACAGACCAGCTTACTCTTTTCGGTCCAGTCTTTTTAGCTGCTTCTTTCTTTGTTATTCGTTTGGCTACCTTCTTAGGTCTACAGGCAGGGTATGGTCGGCCTTTATCTTTCTTACCGCTACGCCCACACTTCTTTCCTGTCTTAACATCACGCCAGTCCTCCTTGAACCACTTGCGCAAACCCCCCTTATACGCCATTAGTACTTGCCACCACGTTTCTTATACGTTTTGACAAGCCATGCGTTAGCATAAGCGCTAGGATAGACCTTGAACTTGCGTTTAGCCTCTGCTTTTACCCTAGAGTATAGGGCTTTATTCTTAGGTTTAGGTGATGCCATACTTATACCATGAACTTCTTGTTCTTATTTTGAACTTTAGCAAAGGGTGTTTCGTATTTTTTTAGATTTTCTAAATCCCATAGTTCTTCCATTTCTTCTGGAGTTAAGGGTCTGTCTAATCCTTTTAACTGCTTTATTCTTTTGTCATCAGTCACTACTTCATGCCCTTTTTCTTCTTCTTCTTTTTCTTTTTGGCTGCGCTTGCTGCCTTCATCCCTGCTTTAGTGTAGGGGTATTTCTTTCCGTTAACCATTGGCATAGTTATCTCTCCTTTAAAATAGTGTTTAAATTGATTTTAAGGTATCAAACAGACGAATCTGAGTCGATCAGGTCTGTATCTACCATGTTAAGGTTCCCTGCTACTGTACGCCTCTCTCCGTCACCCTCAAAGGGATAGACACAATGCTGTGTCCAGGATGGAAACATCAGTAGTTTACCAACTTCGGGCTTAACAGTCCGTGAGAATGGTGGTCTTAGCTCCTCCAAACCCCGTATCCCTGTCTGTCCGAAGTGAAATTGCAGGAATCCGTCTGCGATTCCACTAGAATTGTAGAGATCTGACGACTTATAGGCATCTTTCTCTGCAATCTGGGGTGGTATCTTAGTCCATGTGGTGAATGATAAACCCATAAGCGTATCAATTCCGTGGTCATGCAAGGGATTGTAGTCTCTCTCGTATGAATGAACCGACCATAGACTGTGAACATGGGGAGTTCTTCTTAATTCTTCAACTCCTATAGTCCTGCAAAACTGTTTTATGTACTCCTGGGACATATACGCCACAATATTAACAAAGGGGGTTATCAATGGATCCTCGGAATCGATCTTTAACTGTTCCCCGTGGGATATTTGACCTACCAGTTTATTTCCAAAATCCTCTCCACCCTTCTTATGGCGTGCATCGAGGTATTCGTTCAAACCCCCTATGACCTTTTCTGGTAGCTGTGTCTCTAAAAATAGAACTGCTGGGGCAACTGAGAACTTCATGGTTATCTCTGTCATATCTCTTTGTATCGTTTCCTTGTATGTGTGTCAATTACGGAATACTGTTTACAAACCTCCTATATATTGTACCGCACCCCCACATTATATATTACGCCCTATGCCTCGCTAAAACCCCCCTACGGGCATAGCCCGTGTCGTTTGCGAACGACAGTCGCTTTGAATTAACTTCTTGCCTACGTTCGTACTTTGATTGTGTATCTTGTGTCTCTTGTACGCAACTACGCCTTTATTCCCTACCTCAAGTACGCTAACTAATGTTGTATACTCTACTATGTAAGTACAAGACTAAGTGTAAGTAACAATATCAATCAATGAGTGTTAGTTTGTTTATTGCCTCGCATCCTTACGGAGTTGCTAACGCAACCATTTACTCTATCTCCTCCGCACTCGGAGATACCCTCATGGGTGTTCGAAGAATATATATATATGGAATTGGTAAGGTAGCGCCACCAGTCTTGCAGTCAATGCACGCAAGCTGAAAAGTGGTCGCACCTAAAGGTGCAACAACTTTCCGCATATGACTACTGCGAGTGGGACGCTATTCCATAGTATAATATATATATTATAATTTCTTTAATAAGTATAATGAATGAATAATGTATGTATTGTAAATTTAATAAATAATAATAGGAGAATAATAATGAATAATTATAAAGAAGAAGTAAAAGTAATCTATGATGTTTTTAAAGATACATGGTTAAAATTACATGAACTAACTAAAACAAATAACAAGTATATAACTTCACTAGGACAAGATGAATGTCGAAGTGAATATATAAGAGTTTGTTTTCAAATTGATTTCAATACTAATGGTATAGATATTTCTTTAAATGGTAATCCAAATGATCCAAGAGAGATAAATAGATTATCATACAAAGAACTGATATCAATGTATGAAACTACTAATTTAGATTTCTATGAAACAGCAAGACAGTTTCGTGAAGAAAAATTAGAATCTTGTAAAGACAAACTTGAGTATCAACTAGAGGCTAAGGCTTTTATACAAAACTTTGCAAAAGGATTCGTTGATCTTGAAAGACCAACTAAGAAAAGAATCCACAGCAAAAAATCATCACAAGAATATGTACAATATGAAGGTGATAAACTAAAAGCATTTGAGGAAGATCTCAAGAAAAAAGGATTACTATCTCTAAATAGATAATCATACTAACCCCTGGTTCTTAATTGAACTGGGGGTTTTTTTTCCATCTAGCTAATTAAGAACAAAATAGGAACAAAAAAATTTCGGCTCGGCTCCGCCTCGCTTAACAGTAGAGTCGAAAGAAAGGAGTAAATATGAAAACAAGTATAGGAATAGTAATGTTAGTATGTTTCGTAGTAATAGCATTCAGTATCAAAGCATTGTATGCAGAACCAATAACTCATATTGAAATACAAGAGTGGGATGATGTGTATGTAATTACAAATGGTGACAATGTAGTAAGAGTAGATTGTGTACCAGATGAAGATACAACAAGAGATGTAGAAGGATTCTGTAATGTAATTTCATCAACATATTGGAATATGTATGAGTGAAAAGACTGCAAGAATAATAGCTATAAGTGTAATTATTTATACTATAGCTTTGATAATATATCTTAGTAACTTTTATTAGAAAGGATAAAGTATGAGATCATTAATAATTATAGCAATGTTATTTAGTACAGTAGCATTTGCTAATGACTATGCACCTAAACAGAATGATAGAATCAATCTGTACAAAGTGACTAGTGAGAATGAGAATGCTCCTATGTATTCTGGATACTATAGAGATAGTGAAGGAACTGTACATAGAGTTGCAGTATGGAGTGGTACTAGTGATAACTATCTAGAAGGTAGTGTAACAATACCAACTTCACAATAAGAATAGTTGGGGTGGATAGCATACCGATAAGTAGGCTTTAACTTTCCACCCCGATTCATAGAAAGGAACATTATGAATACACAAAAAGAAATGTATGGTCAAACAGAAAAGCAAGTAATGGATGCTTGGTTAGAAGTAAGACCATTCTATAGAAAGAATCCAGAGTTATATATTGCAGGGATTCTATCAGATGCACAGCTAATGATAGAGTCTAAAGAATATGAGACAGCAAGAAAATTTATTAACAAAGCTAAACTATTATTATTTAGGAGGATCAAATGAATATAGACAGTATAAAAAATACAAGGTGTGTTAAGCCAAAGGCTTATCGACCTGTTAATTTAAAAGCAGAAACTTATGTTAAGATGAAAGAGATATGTATCGAGATACAATCTACACACAATGCATTTTTAGAATTAGCAATCAATAACTTAATAGAAGAATACGAAAGGAAAACAGCAGAATGATAGAACTAAATGTAAATCATAAAGTCACTATAATTAGACAAGATGGTACAATAGAATGGCATACCATGGAAGGAACATGGAATGAAGAAGGATCAGGTGGTGTTTCATTCAAACCATTATATGAGAAACTAAATTGTACTATGATTGAAATAGCATATGGAATATCAGAAGGTGAAACAAAAGAAAGATCTATGTTCTTAGATGAAGAAGGTAGATTCAATATGAATAATCGAGTCAATGTATTAGCTACTGAGATGCAACAAAGATGGTGTGCATTGAATGGTCGTATGCAACTAAGTACAATCGTTGGTGATGTAGCTATAGACATGGGATTGGATGAAGATTCATTAGACAAAGTATCAATACAAATGGAGTTACAAAATGAACGAGAAGATAACACAGCTCAAGCCTAAGAAAAAAGTACCAATGTATTTTATTATATGTGAGGGTAATAGAAATCCTATAGCACAAACTTATAATATTGATGCAGCTAGAGGTATCAGAGATCAGCTTGAAGATCTATGGAATGAGTATTGGAACGATGAATTTGGTTGTAAACCATTAACAAACAGATACACTATAAATGTAAACTAGAAAGGAACACTATGCCTAATCATTGGATGGATGAAATACTAAAATTATACGACAACTATTATGATGAAGATCTTACACATCAACAACTAATTAGAGAAGTAGAAAAGATTATGATAAACTACAAAGATGAGTTCAAGAAATATGATGATGCTTTGACAGCTGACATGGTAGAGATGGAGGGTTATGGCCAAGACTAAACAATGGGCTATGGATGAAGCAGATACGACAATAGATTATGCTATCAAAGAATGTCGAGATAATGACTTTGATGTAGACAAAGCTATCGAGATACTCAAGCGTAATCCTAATGTTATGCAGTTCTATAGTGAGAGTGATTTACATATGATCTTTGAGTTTGAATTAAGTGATGCAGTAAGGAACTATGATGAGCAATTTAAAGAAACCAAACACTAAGTATAATGAAGAAGATGTAGTCTCTATCATTCACGAAATGAAATGGAGAGATGAAAAAATATCTGAGCTTGAAGAAATACTACACAATAAAAACATACATGAACTAAGAAAACAAAAACCTTGGAACTGGAGAAAGATACTTGGTTGGTCAACTGTAGGTTCTATTGTTTCACTACTACCTGTATTTGCTTATGGTCGTAATGCTTGGCAGATGACAGCGTATTATATAAACAAAGCATTATGGGAAACAAAGGAGTTCTGGTACTAATGAATGAAGTAATAAAAAAGATAACAGAAATATTATCAGGTATACATGATAGACAAGCTCAGCATAGTACAGAGATATTAAAATCTAGGTATGAAGTATTA